ATCAGTGGAGTTGCATCGTTTGGTGCACATGTCAGTAAGAAACAAGTTGCTCTTTTGTCTGAGCATTTTGATTCGTTGATCATTGCATTAGACAATGACACTGCAGGTATTAGTGCTGGAGCAAAGTTGCATAAGATGCTCCCAGCGTTTCGTTATGGTGTAAAATGGTTGTCTTACGCACACACGGACGCAAAAGACATCGGTGAAATGACGCACGCACATCTCGTACAAGCAATCAGTGAAGCATCTATCTTTCCCTGGTGGCTGCGTGTTTAAGGGCAAGTTGTATCCGTTCCAAGAAGAAGCAACGGACATGATGGTCGACCGTGGTCAGATGTTGTTGGCTCTTGTCATGGGTGCTGGTAAAACCGTCACCACCATTGCAGCCATCGAGAAACTCATTGCCGCTGAGGAAGTGTCTAAGACTCTCGTTGTTGTGCCGTCTGCCCTGAAGTTTCAATGGGCACGAGAGATCTCTAAGTTCACGGACTCATCGTCCATTGTCATCGACGGCAGTGCATCTGTGCGCAAGAAGCAGTGGCGTACATCCATCAGCGCCCAGTACGTCATCGTTAACCCTGAGTCCCTTAGCAACGATATGGTCCTGTTTGAGAAGCATAAGTTTGATGCCATTGTCGTAGATGAAGCAACCATGATTAAGTCACCACGTGCCAAGCGCTCTCGTCTCATCAAGCGCATTGGTAAGCGTTACCACTATCGCTTTGCCTTGACTGGTCAGCCCATTGAGAACAGACCAGAAGAATTGTTTTCCATCATGGAGTTTGTTGACCCATCTGTGCTGGGCAAGTTTGAAGTGTTTGACCGTACCTTCATCGTTCGCAATCACTTTGGCAAGCCCACCCGCTATCGCAACCTCAAGACCTTGCATGAGAGCATGGAAGGTGTAATGGTTCGCAAGACCCGTGAGGACATTGCAGATCAATTGCCCCAAGTCATCTACCACTTCGTCCCAGTTCCATTTGACTCCGCTGGCGCTGGTGCGTACCGTGTCATTGCCAATGACTTGTTGGACAGCATTTCTAAAGCCATCAGCCAGCAGGGCAGGAGTTTTGACCTGTGGGCGCACTACTACGGAAACAAGAACGCCGTAGAGGCGCAGGGCGAGGTCATGTCTAAGTTGACGACACTTCGTATGTTCTGTGACAATCCACAACTTGTCCATATCTCAGCCCAACAGTTCCTCAATGACAACACCACTCAGGGCAGTAAGCATGCCGCAGAGATGGTTGCCAAAGGAATTGTTCCTGAACGTTACAACACCCCTAAGTTAGATTTGGTACTGCAATACATTGAAGATGTCCTGTCCGAAGACCCCAAGAATAAGGTTGTTTTGTTTTCATTCTTTAAGAACAACTTGCGCCTCATCCAAGAGGCTACAAAGCACCTGACCAACAGTGTGCTGTTCATGGGTGGTATGTCCACAGAAGAACGAGACATTGCCAAGCAACGGTTCTCTAACGATCCAAATACCAGACTGTTCCTGTCCTCAGACGCTGGTGGGTACGGCGTGGACCTGCCCATTGCCAACTATTTAATTTCTTATGACCTGCCGTGGAGTGCTGGCAAACTTGACCAGAGGGAGGCTCGTATCATAAGGTTGTCATCTGAGTTTCCGCACGTTAATATCGTGTCGTTCGTAATGAAGGGAAGCATTGAAGAAAGGCAATACGAGATGCTCCAAGAAAAGCGAAACATCAATAAGGCATTTATTGATGGCGGTTATGACAGCAAGGGAAACTTTCAACTGAACTTGGGCGCACTGTCCTCGTTCTTGACTAACAGCGAGGTGTAAAGATGGCAAAGATTGTACGAGAAGAAACTGCACAGCAAGAGATGGACAAGGACTACATCCGTAAGACGCTTGAGGAATACCGCAACAGCAAAGTGCTGATGGATGGTTTGGAAAAGCGCATGGCTGGATACAAGGATGCCCTCATCTCTATCCTCACTCAGTACGGCAAGCCCGATGAGAAGGGTCACCTCTGGGTTGAGTTTGAAGACATCGAGATCAAACGTGAGCGCCGTGTGTCTCGTTCATTCAACGCATCTGCTGCAGAAGCATGGGCAAAAGAGAACGGTCACTGGGATACCGTCAAGGAAGTAATCGAGGTCGTGAACGAAGACAAGGTCCTTGGTCTTGCGTGGAACGACGAAGCATTGCAAGAGATCATCAAGACGTTCTATGCTGAAAAGGAAACATGGGCTCTCAAAGTCTGAACGATCTCTTCGGAGACTTGCCTGATTATCCAGGGAAGAAGCAACCTAAGAATAGGTCTTCGTCCAAGGATTCTGATGGCGACGATCCATTTAAGTTTCTCCGCACCACGGTTTATTACGTGCGTGGGGAGGAAATGGCCTTCTACACCATCGGTGAGTTGGCTAAGGCTCTTAACAGGAAGCCTGTAACTATCCGACAGTGGGAAGCACGTGGGTATATCCCCACGCCCACCTTTAGGACTCCTCCACCAGAGGGGACACAACTTCCAGGAAAAACTGTTAAGGGTCGTAGACTTTACAGCAAACAGCAGGTAGAGTTATTGATCTACGCAGTCAAACACTTTGGGCTTGACAATCCTCGAGTGGAAAATCAAGACTGGGTAGGTTTCAAAAAGCACATAAAAGAACAATGGTCAAAGTAACAACGAACACAGGAGATAACGAATAATGTCAAACCGATACGACGACTTTGAGGACGACGAGCAGGAGTTTGAAACTCCAGTCGCCCCCAAGGCACAAACGAAAATCACAGCAAAGCCAAAGCAAGAAGATGATGAGATGGAAGCAGAAGCACCACGCAAGACAATCAAGCGTGGCTGGGGTGCAGCAGAGCGTGTCCAAGAGGCATCCTCGCCGTACGCACAGCGCTTCAAGGTCACTGAGGAAACTCAGGTCATCAAGTTCCTTGAGGATGAGCCATACGCTTCGTTCCGCACTCACTGGATCGACGGTCGTCAGGGCCAGAAGTCGTTCGTGTGTCTGCACGACGATCCGAATGGATGCCCACTGTGTGCAGCAGGCAGTCGCCCCAGCACCAAGTTCGCATTCAACATCGCAGTTGTCAACAACGAGGAAGAACTCATCGTTCGCTCCTTTGAAGTTGGCGTTCGCCTCATCGATCAGTTGAAGAACTTCCACCTTGACCCACGTCAGGGCCCACTGTCCAAGAACTACTGGGCAGTGTCCAAGACGGGCAAGGGAGCGCAGACGCAGACCATCTTGCAGATGGTTCGTGAGCGTGACCTCGAGGAGTGGAACCTCACCGCACTGACCGACGATGACATGCTGGTTCTGAAGAACAACTCTTACGACCCCAGCATCATCCAGATTCCAACTCGCACGGAGTTGTTGGAGATCGCTACTGAATTGCTTGACGCCAAGTAATCAGTATGCAACTCACGGTACACACCGCTGAGGAACTCCACGAACTGGTAGAAGTTGTTTCACAGTACAAGGCTTTTGCCTTTGACCTTGAAACTCGTGGTGTTCTTGAGCGTCATGATGACGTACTTGCGCTCTTCAATAAAGAGTGTAAGGACCACATTGCAACGCTCAAGAACACCGCACCAGAGGTAGTTGCCCGATCAACTGAGGCAATTCGTTCTAAGTACCTCAAGAACCTTGCTCTTGACCCACTTCGTAATGAGGTGTTTTGGATTGGCATTGCCACACACGGTCGCTCATGGGCTATCCCTATGGGTCATAAGTTTGGTGAAATGCTCGTACCAGAAGAGCGTGGGGACGGAACTACAGTTCCACCACCTGGCTACCGCAAATTGCTCAAGGACGGAACAGAGTCCTTGGCAAAGGCTAAGTATGTAATCCCAGGTGTTTATTCAGATGCACCCAAGCAATTGTCTCGCTCAGAGGTGCTTGAGATTCTTAAGCCACTGTTCTTCAGTGACTTCATCAAGGTTGGACACAACGTCAAGTTCGACGCCCGATCCATCAGCAAGTATTACGAAGGAGTACCACCAGGTCCGTACAGAGACACCATGGTGCTCCAACACATTGAGAATGAGAACCTGACTGAGTTCTCGTTGGTCAAGTTGATTGAGCACAACTTCGGTGGACACAATGCCTACAGCCGTGACGGCAAGATCGGAAGCATCATCGATAGCGTTCCGTTCAGTACGGCATCACGATACGTGCATCTTGACGTTCGCTGGACATGGATGTTGTATCAGAAGTTAACTGCCAAGTTGGCTATCCAAGAAAGCCTGTTGCCAGTAGTCGAGCAGGACTCTGAAGTGCTTCGTGTGCTCATGCACATGGAGAACGAGGGAATCACCATGAAGACGACATCACTGAAGTCCTTGAGGAAAGACCTTGACCTTCGTCAGCGTGATTGTCTGCTCCAGATTTCTGATATGTCCTTTGCTGGTTTCAACCCTGACTCCAACAAAGACAAACAGCATCTTCTGTTCAGCAAGAAGCGTGAGGGTGGTCTTGCATTGAAGCCAACTAAGAAGACTGGAAAGGGTCAACCTTCAGTAGACGTTGAGGCTTTGACCAAACTGAAAGACAAGCACCCTGTTGTTCCACTTTTGTTGGAATGGTCTGAACTGGGTAAGTTGAAGTCAACTTATGTTGATGGGCTGCTTCCCAAGTTGAACGACGGTCGCCTCCACCCATCGTTTCACTTACATCGCACTGCAACGGGACGACTGTCATCATCAGATCCAAACCTGCAGAACATTCCTCGTGACTCCAGCATTCGTGGTTTGTTTGTTCCGCCCACTGGCTACACCATGTTGGTTGCTGACTACGACCAGATTGAGTTGCGTGTCATGGCTATGTTTAGCCAAGACCCTCAGTTGGTTCGCATCTTTAGGGAGAACGAGGACATTCACGCAGCAACTGCGGCGGCTGTGTTTAAGAAGGATGTGTCTGCTGTTACGTCAGAGGAGAGGCAGATTGGAAAGGGTGTCAACTTCCTCACAGCCTACGGCGGTGGTGCAGCCAAGTTGGCTGCAACAACTGGTATTCATCCAGAGCACGCTATGGAGATTCTCAATGCCTACTACAAGAGTTTTGCTGGTCTTACACGGTGGAAGCAGTTGGCTATCGCTAAAGCAGCAAAGTCTGGCTATGTCACTACCCTGACAGGTAGGCGTAGGCGTTTGCCAGACCTGCTCGCCAAAGACTCGTTCAAAGTTTCACGAGCAGAGCGACAAGCCATTAACGCAATCATCCAAGGATCTGCTGCTGACATTTGCAAGCAAGCCATGATCGACGTTCACAAAGCCTTCTCAGGGACCAAAGCAAAGATGCTCGTACAGGTACATGACGAACTTGTTGCTATCGCCCCAGAAGATTCAGTAGATGAATTCCAGCAACTGTTGGTATCCGCCATGGGCCACGATAGGAGTATTATGGGAGTCACATTAAAAGTTTCTTGCCATTCGGCAACCAGTTGGGCGGAGGCTAAAGGAAAATGAGTTCTATCGCAGAGAAGCGCAATTTCTGTTTGATGTTGTCCCTCCCGTCTGGTCAGGAACTTGCCCAGAACATGGGGCTTACCCCGCCCTCCAAAGAGGTGCAGGACATGGAGCAGGACCTGATTAATGACCAGTGGGATATGCTGCATCAGTTCGGAATCTTTGATGAAGTTTCTGAGTCTGTTGACTGGTTTACAGAGGTCCTTGAGGTTACAATGGACGACGAAGAGAAGCCGACCAAGCAAATGGTTGAAGGTTCTAAGACCGTCTTGCTATCGTTTGGTATGGCCCTCGTTCAGAAGATGTTAGAAAACGGAATCATTGCATTGATTGCAGATGGAGAATTTGAAGAAGATGAGTTCTAATTGGTGGGCATCTAAACTTGGGAACAACCAGGAAGAAACAAAGACATCTGTTCCTCCGACTACGCCTAACTACGTTCTTCCTGCTTTTAAGAACACCACCCCTCAACAGACCACTACAACACCAGATCGACAGATAGACCCGAACGGTCAGATCGACATGGCTACTGCAGTGCGTTCTTGGAAGGGTGGAGAAGCACACAGAGTCGATGGAAACTTGTCATGTCCTCGTTGCGGTAGCAAGAATGTGTTTAGTCGTGCTAACGCATCAGCAGGTGGTAAGGTACCAGCACCCCGTTGTTTTGAATGTGGGTGGAACGGTATGTACGAGCAAGCAGATCAGGTTTCTTGGGCAGTTTAACTAAGGAGACGGTATGAA